GTTTTATTCTTTGCGGCCACCTATAGTCCTGCTAGGGACTGTAACACTAGCACCGCTTGCAGTTAAGTCTGCTCCCATGATTTACTATCCCTTTGAGGAATATGCGCCTTTCTGCTATGCAAAGATGTGGGACGAGTTTGTGCACTGTTGGGACTGTGCTGTCTTTAACAGCGGCTTCGGGAGTGTTTGGTTCCCGTTATTTTCAGTCTTATCCTTTGCTCTTCTTTTCATTCGGTACTGTAATTTGTATCGTGTGCTGCGAGCTCGCCGTTACACTGGTCGAGCAAGCGTTGCAGCTCTCGAAAACAAGTCCCATCATGATCTTCGTAATATGGCTCCAGGCGGCCCTGATAAGGCATACCAGGACGCTTTGCGGGAGGTCAGTGCTGCTGTTGCAGCTGCGAGAAAGGTTCAGAGCGATTGGGAGGCGCGTGCCGGCGATCTCAGGATTGCACAGTATTTCCTACGAAGCAGCATTGCAAGCTGTGTGCCAGGAATGGTATTCGGCATTGTGGGTACTGTGCTGTCTATGTGGAGTTCCGATTGTGGATGTGATCCAAATCATTTTGCTCTGCTTGTCCTCGCGGCTGTCCTTCTGGTCGTTTGCGTCGTCATTGTTGTTGTGTGCCTGTCGATGGCTTATGGCTTCATATGTCGTGTATTTGCTTGGGTCTTCTATCCTGACATCTCAATACTTGAATCGCCAGGAGAGACTGCATCAGTCCGACCTGGAAGTGTTAGTTCAGGAAGCCCGGCGCCACAACAGCCGACTGCACCGAAGGCTAAACAACATGTTGGCTCTAAGGTTCCCGCAGTCGCCGGTGGCACAGCAGGACAACCAAGAAGCCGTAAGAAGGGATTGGGAACGGATAGAGGAAATGTCGGCGCGAAACGCGTTGCTTTCCTCTCTCCGCCGTCATTAGATGAGCTTGCGGAAGCTGCCGCAGGTGATATGGTGAGGTTGGGAAAACCCATTTGCCGGTATCTCGACCGCCTACACTTGGAGGTCACGTCAAAGCGTAAGAGGAACCTTGCGGCCAAGGGCCTTGCCAAGAAGGGTTACCTGAATTCTGGCACCTCTGATGATGACAAGGACCGCGAAAATTTTTACGCAGTCCGGACGCGCGATATGTGGGCTGATGACTTCGACCCGGGTGAACATGCCTGGGACGAGCTGGGTGACTCTTGGGCTGATTATGAGCCTGACCCCGAGGAGGAGCTGGCTCGTGCCGCGACGAAGGGCAATAAGCGCTGGGAGGCACCTATGCCTAACTCCCCAACTGTCAGTGAAAAGGACATGGACCGCGTCTTGAAAATTATGGGTCTCCGCGGGGATGGCACAGCTGCTGAGTTCGCAGGAACCTGTGTGCCTGTACGTGTGAAACGCGCAGGCAAGGGACATGCTCTGTTCCTTTCCAAGATGCACATCCGTGGTAAGGGTGGTGAGCAATTCGAACGTTATTTTGTGGAGACGCGTGATGGCGCCCGCAAGTTCGGACGTCTAGAGGTTATGCCCATTGACAATTACGTTGACATGTATAAGGACGGTAGGGATATGGAGGACAAGACCGTCTTCGTTCCCAAGAATGCCGGCGATACTAACAATGTCAAGTACTTTTCTGAGGGTGAACTAGGCGATTTGCCGCCTGGTGACTACGAATGTGTGGTGCTGGGTTTTGACGATGCCACTGATGGGAAGACAATGCTGAAGGTCTCCCCCGGTACCATGCACCAGTACAAGACTGGTCGCGTAACACACAACGCCTCCACAACGTGGGGATGGTCCGGAGGAGTGGGTTTTGCTAAGTACAATGGCAAGCTAATTGTGGCCTTTTTGCACAATGGGGCGAAAGGCACCGGCAACTTTGGTGTTAAGGTTATGCTGCACATACCCAAGCTTGGGCCTTGGCCTACCAAGGATGAGCTTACTGAGCAGAAGAATAGCCGTGTGGTTGATCTTAGGGGTGAAATTCAGGCAATGGTTGAATCTGCCATCAAGAAGGCAGAGTCCCAGAGTGCCGATAAGCCTCGATGCCACTATGGTGTGAACTGCCCCATAGCGAAACGTGTGGCCTTCCATGCCGACAAGTACCTACATGAGGGAAAGAGTCAATGCAGGGGAGGTACCGCATGCAAGCTTGGAAACCGCTACCCGAAGCACAATGAAGAGTACGCGCATGACAACCCACCGCAAGAGGCCCCAAACGGGCGGAGCTCTGCTTCGACGTCCGCGACGAAGACAGACATAGCTCCGAACCCCTCTACCGCGGAATGATACGCGCAGGCGGGCTCGGCAAAGACTTTCGTCTAGATGCCGAGCACATGGAGGAGATAGGGAACATTGGTCACGTCCCGTCTCTCTACAAACCACCGACCAATCCTTCTGTATTTATATATAACTCTATCTATTCACAAGTTGATGATGATGAGTGGTTTCACGAGTACCAGTGTGCATATCCCAATGCCAAGTCTGAGTGTTTGTCTGCCGCTAAGTACGACCATGTTGTCTACGATACGGTGGACCCTGATGCCCTACAGTGGGCCAAGGAGCTGGTGCGAGAAATCATACAGCCGGCCGTTGCCGGTTGGGGGCCGTGGAGCACTGAGAGGGCACGCGATGAATGCGTCGCCAACTCTTACGCCGGTCTCTGGTATGAGTGGCAGTGGAAAAAGTGGGGCGTGAAGCGCCCATGCCAGAAGAAGGATGTTCTTGAAGGTTTCTTTGGTAATATGGATATCAGGTTTCTGGAGGCTATTGAGGCTGGTGATTTCCCTGATGAAACGCCTATTTGGCGTAACTTGACCAAGGAAGAGCTGCTGAAGTTGAAGAAATACCTGACGGAAGAATTCAGGTCTCTTGCAGCTCCACCTTTTGACTTGTACCTGGCGCAGGTGAAGTATTTTGGTGACTTCAATGGCAAGTTGAAGGAGTACAGCGCACGTGTTTCGGACAGCACGGGGATGAAGCTGTCCAACAACCCCATGAGTGGAGGCATGTATGATGTGATTGAGAATCTGCGCGACTTTGTGGTTTCAGAGTCAGACCTTAGTTGGTATGACTCCACGCAGATGCGATGCATACAGGACGCTGTGCACGAAATAAAGAAAGATCTGATGTCCTCTCAGCCTGACCGAGTGTACGACATTTTGGACTACTTGCACCGTTGTGCAGTTGAAGGTCCTATCGCGCTCAGCAATGGCCAGGTGTTCAAGAAGAATTTTGGCCAGAATTCTGGCGACTTCAACACCTCTACCAACAATACGTGCATTCGTTTGCTGGTGCTGGCCTACGCCTGGTACGTGCTGATGCGGAGTAAGTACCCTAAAGATGGGCTCTGCCGTGATGCCTTCAAGTCTCTTTGGAAGGCTCTCCTGGGTGATGATGAGATTCTCGCCCTGCCGGCAGACGTTGCTCCGTTTTTCTCTTTAGAGAAGAGGGCCCAAGTTATTGAGAGTGACCTCGGCATGTTGGTTAAGAGGGAAACCCCTGACACCTTCGGACCCGATGGCCACACTTTTCTTGGTTTCACCTTTCTCCCTGATGACCATGGTGTTATCAGGCCCACCTTCAATGGTGCCAGGCTCTTGGCGGGTGCCGCGAAACCCGTCTTTAAAGGGAATGACCGTCTTGCATTCGAAAGGATCTACGGTCTTTCAATGCTTTCCCTTTATGCCACTAAGGTAAATGGACATGATGTTTACGATGTTCTGCGGAACACGTATAATGATTTAAAGCGTCGCTACCATCCCCCCAAAGGCATGGAAGTCTACCCAACACGCGCTGAACTGGGCGAGATGTGGTATGGCTATGAATCCAATAAGACCAGGAGGTGTTTGGCGACGGCATTACCTAGCCTTGGGTGTGAACTCAGTCCCAAGGATTTCCTCGGTAGGTTCTTTAAACATTGCAGGGCCGAGGACAGAAAACAAACTGGGTTTGAAAACACTGTCCTACAATCTAATATGACTAATGGAAAAGGAAAAGGAAAGCAAAAAGTCGCCACGCTCGGACAAGTCCGGGCCGCCGTGCAGTCTGGAGCTCTCAGTCAGCCCAAGCGAGGTCCTCGAAAGAGTAAGCGCACCCAGAAGGCTGGCAAAATGGGCGGGGCACGTAGTGCTCCTCTCGCTGTTGGTTCTTTTACGCGCCCTTACTTGTCTGTGAGCGGTGATGACACCAAGCTGGTAGTCACGGTGCGCCAGTATCTTGGCGACGTGCATCACGTTGCATCTGGTGTGCCGAGCCTACAAAACTTCTTTATGCTCACTAGGGGGGCTGGGACCTCACGTATCCAGCGTCTCCTGTCGATGTTTGAGACGTACAAGATGAAGAAGTTGGTGGTTGATTATGTGCCAAATGAGTCTGCCTCAACGAAGGGGAAGGTGGCCATGCGTTTCGACCCCAACATTGAGAAGCTTGCCACTACCATGACCCGCCGTGAGATCAATGAGACAACTGGTGTTGTAAGCACCGCGTCTTGGGTCCCTGCACGTCTGGTTGTGGCCTCGGCCACCATGGATACGCGTAAGCAGTTCTTCGTGGATTCCAATTTGGATCATGCCGAGAGCCCTGTCGAAGTTAGTGGGCATGCTGAACACGCTGTCCAGGGTGCCGTGCAGGTGTACACCGACGGCTTTACAAATGACGGCGTGTCTGGTGAGTTATGGGCCACGATGACAGTTGTGTTGTACACGTGGGCTGATGGCGACTTGTCACACCATGTGGTTTATGACGACACCAATCCTAAGCAGGCTACTCCCGGTGATCCCTGGAGCACAGCTACACGAAGGATTGCGGAAACTGCGGCCGACTTCATCAAGATACATTGGTCCCCTTTTAACTCTGGGGTTTCTAATGCACGTCATTTTGACATCACCGAGCCTGGAACATACCATCTGGTGTTTAATGCGATTGGAACCAGTCTTGGTCTTCCCACAATTGCTTTGGCTTCGTCCGACACCTATGTTGACGGCACTCCTGTGTTGACGCTGTTGGACCGTGGCATTGAAGCGGCAGGCAACGGGGCCTATGCTGTGTATCAGCTCTTGATTCCGGAGAACAGCAAAACTCACCTGTTCGGAACTGCCCAAGACACTGATCGTACATGGCGCCTCATTCCAACTCTGGCTGCTGCCACGACGTTGACAAGGATGTTTTTCTCCACCACCAAGCTGTAGTAGCTATAAACTTTATTGAATGTGC